CCTGCTACAGCAGTGCCTATTCCCGGACCAAGAGCACTTCCCACCACTATAGGTAGTATGGTTTTTGCTAAATCACCTAAATTCATATGTCAACTTTACCTTATTTTTATATATTAGTCTATGCTATATGTTCGCTAAAGCACTTGTTGTTATTCTTGTTTTAGTTAATTCTTGTATACTTGCTATAACATGAAGTCTTGCTCCTGTTGCCGCTTGTACTTTTAAAACTTCTCCACCTTGCATAATTAAGTCTTTTGACAATAATTCTTTTGTGCTTACTGCACCAACTTCTTCTAATTTATATACACTAAAAACAGCAGAATCACTATCTGTTATTGTTACTGTAATTGTATCAGCACTCCCAGAATCATTAGACACTAACAAAGAATTTATAACAGACGCATTAAAATCAGAATCACTTGGTGCAGTATATAAAGTGGTATTGTTTGTATTGGTTAAATCAACTTTAGCGTTTGTTAACCCTTGTATATATTGTGGAATACTTGTTACTAACATTATCTTCTACCGTCTGGACGTATGTCTATTCTAGGCGTACCGAGTTTATATTTACACCCAAGTTCACTTGAGTCTACTCTTATCGCAAAAGACCTACCTCTAATGCGAAAATCTAATTTATTTGTAAATTGTTCTATTGGCGAAGTTGACGATCTTTGTGTATCACCAGAACCTGTTTGGTCATAAGTAGCACCAGAATAATTTTTTGCTTTAACTGTAAAAGATACAGTCGGATTTACGCTAGTAGAGCCTGCAAAGGTAACATCTGGAATTAATTGTTTTATTGATACAAACTTATCGCCGTCCCCTAAATCCATTGGCGCAGATTCTACATAAGAAGTCATGGCTGAACCGTCATCATCGTAACCTATTTCATGGTTATATAAATAAGAACTACCTGTTGCTAAAGGCAAGTCTCTAATACCTCTATCTAACCAAGCATCTCTAGCTAATGTGCCATAATACCAAACTTTTTCTGTGTAATTATAAACAACATAAGCATCTATATCAGAACTACCTGATGTTGGGTAAAACCAAATAATCTCTCCAAATTCAGTGTTTAATCCTACATGAACTTTGTCTTTTTCTTCAAAGTTAAAATCTAAAAATACTTTGTCTTTTACTGTGCAAGGCAGTTGTTGTGTTTGTCCAGCGTACACATAAAATGTATCAACACCCATCCAAAACACTGCATCGTCTACTGCAATAGCTGATTTAGAACTCATAATTGTAATATTTTTAGAAAGTTCTTCTAATCCAAAAGTAAAAGGAGGACCAATAAATTTCATGGCATGAACTGTTTTGTTAGTGAAACAAAGGATTTGCTGTTTAGTTTCAACGGCTTGAACAAACTCTGAACCACCACCTAACCTTAAATCACCTGCCGTGTTTGTTGCTGTAGGAAACCAATCAACAGGACTTTCTTGATGAGAAAATCTAATCAACAAAGGATCTTGAGTGCCGTTTCCTTGTGTAGCAGAACTAGTTGCACCTAATCCATCGCAACCAAAGGCAATGACATGACGATCTTGGTCAGAAACCAAAACTTGTTTTGCTATGGTAGGCACACTTTTTTCTCCAGAATAAGTAGAAGTTGCACTTAATTCTACAGCCCTTCCAGACAAACCACTTGATTTATCCCAATAAAAAAGACCCCCATCTCTAGGATTTATAATTAAATCTTCACCAAAATTATCATGTGACCATGTTCTTATTTGAGCACCCGATACAGTAATTGCTGAAGCTTGACCCCATCCAACAAAATCATTGTCCGATGAAGCATTGCCCACGGCTAATCTTACAAGTGTATCATCATCATGTTCTGCTGCTGCTGTGCCACTATGTGCTCTAGTTACGGTCATAGTGTTGTCATCAGCAGTGTTAGAAACAAGCATTAATTCGTTGTCAACTAATATAACATCATTTGCTGTAGTCATTCCTGTTTCATCATCTACATCTACAGCAGTTTCACTGTCATCTAGTGCTTCATTAAGTTGTGTTGCCAATGCTCCACTTGTTGTTCCACTCCATTGTCCCGCACCCCAACCAGTTCCACCAACAGTGGAATTTAAACCAGTGTTTATTTGATAAGCACCCACTGCACTTGAACCACCACTTCCTGTGTCAGACCCATTAGCTGCACTTGAAACTGTGATTGTATATTGATTTGAACTTATTAAACGTACAATTTTGTGTTCTGCATTTAATACAGATGCTGTAACTGTACCACCTAAACTATCTGCACCAGAAAAAGTTACAAAATCATTTTCATTAGCACCATGAGCTGAGTCTATAACAGTCACAGTTGTAGAACCATTTGTTGCAGAAAAAGTTACATCACCAGAACTTGTAGTTACTCTTAGAGGTGTAATGTCATTAAAAGTTGAACCTTCTTCAACATAATATTTAAGATGTGTACCAACACCTAAATAATCGGAACCATCTAAAGCCACCCAATTATGTAATCTTCTAGCACTGCCTTGATAAGTATTTGAATTGTGCTTTACCCAACCTCCTATTTTTTCTGGAAACCCACTACGAAATCTTATTTTATTGCCATCTACATAACCACCTTCGTTACTGTAAGAAGTGACATCTGCATTTATTCCGGGTTTAAATTTTAAAGCTGAGAAAGGCATTATGACACATCTCCCGTTCTTGTTCCATTAGCACTAAATGTAGTGTTTGAATTACCTACAAGATATTTACCCGCGGAACCCCCAGAACCCACAGAAGTAACACCACCACTGGAGCCATTACTACCAGCAGTTCCTAAATTTCCACCTGCTCCACCACTTGGTGCTCCACCTGATCCAGAACCACTACCACCATTTGTAGCTGATCCATCACTACCAGTACCTCCACCAGAACCATTACCTTGACCACCAGAACCGACAACTGTTCCAGCACCTCCACCGCCGCCGCCTCCACCGACAGTATCTGCTACACTACCAGCACCTCCACCGCCGCCTCCACCGGCAAGAGTGCCATTTGTGTTGTCAATTATTGTTGTCATTGTTGTTGTTAAAGCAGCTCCACCATCACCACCATTTCTGTTTGTTTTACCATCTGCGTTAGTGCTTCCTCCATTATTGCCATCATTATTGATTCCACCTCGACCTCCAGCACCTCTAATTGTTCCATTATTTGTTATATTTAAAACAGAACCCGTTGTTGCAAAACCTATTGTACCTGTTTGAAAAGCAGATGTAGTATGAGAAGTAGAACCCACAACAACACTATCATCAATTGTTAAATTAATAGTTACCCGTGACGAGCCATCATACCCATAATTACTGGTTATATAGCTTGATAAATTAAAATCGTTAGTGCTAGAACCTATTGAAAAAGTAATAACTAAGTCTCCACCACCACCAAAACCATGTACATTATAACCAAAACCTGTCATTACGCATCATTCTTCGCATCTGTTGTAAAAAATAATTTAATGCCTAAAAGTCTAGCATCACCACTTTGATTGTCTGCCGACACATCTCTCATAACTTGAAAGAAAACTAATTCATCTGTTGAAGGAGAACCAGCAATTGTAACATCACCACTTTCTGCTGAAACATCTATGTCATTTGAAGTTCCACTGTGAGCTTTTGCTGTAGCAACTACATTAGTTCCAAAAGCCGTGTTGCATGAATCGTCATCAGCAATTGCCACACCAGATAATCCCCAAGCCACTGTTCCAGCATTTGTACCTGTTACTGTAAAGAAAGCTTGAAAAGTTACTGTGCCTTCATCCCATGATTTAGGAAAAGCAACAGAAAATTGTGCGTTCTCATCAGAACTTGCATCAAAATCTAAAACTTTTATTTCTGGGCCGTTAGAAAGTTCTACTTGTGTTAAAGAAGAACATCCATTGGTTGTGTTTCCATACATTGCTGTTGCTGGAACCCAAATTGTTTCTTTACCTGCAACTTTAACGGCAGATCCACCAGATTGAACAACTCCAGTGCCATTAGGTGCTATGTTAATGTTACCATTTGAACCATCGGCAATAGTAATACTGCCAGAACTAGAACCAGAATTTGTATTTAAAATTAAATCACCTGTTCCCTGTGTCGTGATTGTAGCATTAGCGTTGTTATCTCCAACCATAACTGTATCTGCACCTAAGTTTACGTCACCTGTTCCATTTGGAATAATGTCTATGTTTGCATTTGAAGTAGATACAATATCATTACCATTTACATCTAAGTCTCCACCTAATTGTGGTGATGTGTTGTTAACTAATTCTGAAGAACCCTTCGCTACTTTAGCACCAGATCCACCACCATCAGCGTAAACCCAAGCCGATTCTCCAT